AAACCATTCTGTCCATGATTAGTTACTTCAAAATCAATCGGAACTGGAAGTGGTCCATCATTTTCAACTACGAAACTATCTGAGGTTGGTTGACTGATACGAATTTGGAAATCAAAATAGTCCAGATTAATATAGCTGTCACCTTGACCAGTAGCAGTATCGTACTGTGGGAAGATGTTTACATACATATATCCATCGGAGTCGACATACTTAATAAATTCATCTGCAGTCGCATAGTTGTACTGCATTTGCATTGAAGTTGAGCCACTAACATGTTGTTCCCCAATCCAACTGGACTCGTTATCCCAAATTTGCATGACGGCATCTTGACCTAATGGACTTGAACCATTCGCAAAACTTTCAACCTTCGCTGAAACAAAATTTGAACGGACCCATTCACGTTGTTGCGAACGTTCCGCCAATCCATATTTATTCCAGAAACCTGGTTGATGTTTCTCGATTGCTTGAAGAACGTCGACCTTAATCATGAAATGTGGTGCTGTCTGTTGGAAATAATCGTTCATCCCAAATAACCACGTAAAATCAATCCAATGACCTTCTCCAGTATCAGAATCGGAATAACGCAAATGAATCATCAAACGTCGACCATTCATTTTTTCTTGATATTTGAACGTACCACGGAAACCAGACATCCCTGCATTAGCAACATTCGGCCAATATCTTGGAATATCTGGACGTTCGTTCCGGTCAATCTTGATACGCGCATATTCATTAGTCCAATCGGCATCTGTGATTATGATGTAAGCATTGGGTTTGTTAACAGATTCATTCGTGGCATACCAGCCATCTATTGAAAATTCATCCCCGTTAAAGGTGACACTATCAATATGGCCTAATTCGCCATTGTTAGGATCATCTTTAGTTGGTTGAGTTCCGAATTTTCGAATTGCTTTACTATACAATTGAGCACTTTGATTATCCCGATTACCGAGTTGCGAATATAAACCTTGTTTAATTTCATTTGTGTAATCAGAAGGGCTTGCCATAGCAACCGTGATTGGTTCGTACGCTTGATAGATTGAATGCGGAACTGTTAAATTGCCAGGAACTTTGCCCGCAAAATCGGATTGAATCGTCTGCGGCACTTGTTCGCTATTAAATTCCACCACGGTTGGTTTAATTGCATAAGCAAATGGATCGTAGCATTTCCATTTAATCGTACCTTCGACATTAACGACATCATCTTCAGGCAATTCAATTCCACCTTCAGGAATGGCATTCCAATATCTATCATCCTTATCACTGAATATCAGTTGCTTAGGTTCGTTGACGAATAATAACCGTGCAATTTCAGCAGCTTTATCGCGAACGTTTCCACCTGAAATCAAAAAGGGCATCTCAATTGTCCGAGTGCCCCATTTAACATCTTCAAGTTCTCCACCAACCATATCCCCAGGGCTGATTACTGTATCGTCACGGTCAGGCAGAATGAGTTTATCTTTACCCATTTTAACCTGGAGATATTGAGTTAACTCATTACCGTTGAACCACACTTTTAATGGTTCTGCCATCATCTAACACCTCGAATCATATTGTTACTTGTTTTTATATTTTGTTGAGCTTTTGTGACCAATGGAGCCATCTTGTTCATGACTACTGAATTATCAATATAAACTGCAACTTCCTTGGTAGTTTGGTCTTGGATAACCTTCGTCAATGCTGACAGATTCGCCGTCAAAGTTTGAACTTGATTTGCTAAACCTGCAATAATTCCTGAATTGTCAGATTGTGTAGGCATTGCTGACTGAACTTCTTGCACTATTTGTTTGGGTTGACGCACGATGTCGGCATCAGATGGAACGTTTAAACCTTTTGCAAATTGTGGTAATCCTGGGAACATTCGTGCAGTTTTGCTTGCGGTATGAACTTTTGCATGTCTACCGAGTGGAAGAACTACATTTCTACCTTGCGGAATATAATTCACACCATTGTCTTCAATGTATTCACGATAAGTTGAACCCGCTTGGTCATTGACTATGGCAAGTCCACCGCCGAAATTATTTGTACCTTTTTCAAACTTACCAATTTTTTTAGCTACAATATTTATTGTTTTTGTTATCGGGTGATGCAGCCATGCCTCAATACTAGCAACTTTAGAATCAAAATCACTTTTATTAGCTTTCAAATGTGAAGTATGATCAGGAATACCATTAATACTTGTTGTTGCATTACTTACAGGGCCAAACGTATTGTTATTAGCGTTTAATCCAGAAGTATGATTTGGTGTACTGTTAATTGTTCCAGTTGCCGATGTAACTCCTGGTTGGGTATTATTAGAAGCAAAAACGCCAGCCGTTTTGTTGGGTACACCAAGAACATTTGTAGTTGCTGTATCAACTGCAGGCTTAGTATTATCAGAAGCTCCTAATTGTGCTGCAGGCTTTTGCTGACCGAATATGCCTAGTTTTATATTTGCATCAGCCAACGTCTGATCTAAGTTCTTAGAATCGCCATATAGCTCTTTAGTACCCGGTTTATGCAATTTGTATTTATCTACATTTATTCCAGCTTGTTCTAAAACAGCGGAAGCTTGGCTATCATTAGCTAACAAAGTTTTAACCGACGTTGGTAATGAATTCCAACTACCGATATCATGAATGCCTTTTGCGACAACTTCGGGACTATTACTACTTGTTAATAACTGTTGCGTTGCGGGAGTTAATGCGTTCCACGATTCCAAATCTCCAACTGCCGAAACTATTTCAGATTTAGCTTTAGCGCTATCAAAAGCTGCTTCTTTTTGGTCAGTTGGCATGTCATTCCAAATTCCTAAACTAGAAGTAATGTTAATTAACTCACTTCCACCTTTGGCATTCATTACTGCTGTTTTTTGATCAACAGTTAGGTTGTTCCACTGTCCTGTCGTTTCAAGGGTACTAATCAAAGTTTGAGTAGCTTTATCTTTAACAACTAAATCTTTTTCCTTTACTGTTAAAGAATCCCAAATACCATATTGAGCAATCACTGCTTGCAATTCTTTTTGGCCTTTAGCGGTAACAATGGCTTCTTTTTCTTCTAGGGTTAAATCATTCCACTCTCCCGAGTCTTCCATTTCTTTTACAAAATCTTCAACACCCTCGGGTTTAATAACAGCTTTTTGTTCCTTCCACGTCATGCTATCCCACTTGTCATTTTCTACAGCGGCCTTAGCTACCATTTCAGCAGCATTAGTTGATAACTTTCCTTCTTTAGCAAGGAACATAATAGCATTCCACTTTTTAGAACTTTTTGTAGCTTTGTTTACCTCTTCTTTTGCGTTAGTTTTAACTTTCCCAGTTTTTGGATCAAACACAATATCATTCCAAGTGTTTGCCGCCTTTTTAAGCGCATCACTCATCCCACTACTTGTTTTAACTAATGTGCTATTAGATTTAGATGCGCTTTGCTCTGCATCTTGCATAACACTTTTTACAGTTTTCCAACTTACTCCCCAGTCCTCAAATCCTTGTTTCATTTGACTAGTTGAAAGTTTTTGAGCTTTCATGGTGTTATACAAACCTTTAATAATTTCAGATTGTGTTGCGGTATGTTGAGCACCCAAAGCTTTAATTGCAGCTTGATATTCTTTGGGAGCTAGATTCATACTCTTCAAAACTTTTTTCTGCTTTTCATAAGATGCATTTTCTGAATTTAAAGTATCAATCAGATGTGTTTTGGTTGAATCTAACTGTTGAAATGACATATTCTTCACGTCATTGTTCATCGCTGCCAATATTTGCTTTTTCTTAGAATTCTTGACTCCAAGAACACTAAGTTCATCCTCAGCCATTTTTTGATTTAAATTACTTAACTCAATAGCTGAATCTGACGACAATTTATAATCGTTACTTGCTGAAGCTTTAATTATCGAACTCGCTTTTTTACTGGTGGCTTCTGCATCTTTAACCTTTTCTTGATTAGCTTTTTTAGAAGTTTCAACGCTAGACTTAACTATTGCAGCAACCGTTGGATCCAGATTTTTTAAATCTTTATCTAATTGTGAATTAGTTGTTTGTGAGTCCGATTTAATTTGAGAATACATATCACTGAATGAATCTTTAACAGTTTTAGCTGATGTTTTGCCATTCGTACTCCATGTTTGTAATGCAGCACTTGACTCGCTACTAAAATTTTGAAATTTTTGTAACGATTCGTCAGCTTGCGCGCCGACATCATATCCCCATTCACTTGTACGTTGCGCTGATTCAAATGCTTTCTTACCCCACAACTCCCATACAGTTACTCCTGCAGCAACTGCTACAGTTCCACCAATAATAGCTGCACCGAGTGGGCTTAATGCAGTACCTAACACACCAGCTTGTGAACCGGTTGCTAAGAACGTGCTACCAAGCAATCCATATGATGTCTTAGCAGTATTTACTGTTCCATTAACGTTAGCTAAAGTACTGTTCACTGACTTAGTGGCACTGTCAGTCGTGTTCATTGATGCATTTAATACGTCTGATTTAGCTTTAAATCCTGCATATTTGGCAATTAAATTAACAACTCCACCGCCGATAAATCCAAACCCTTTAGATAATTCACCTGTAACTTTTAAGACGGGCCCAGCAGCTGCCGTAACCATTGCAGCGTGAACAATGAACTTACGTGTTCCTTCGTCCATATCAGCAAAGGCTTTAACAACGTGTGTTGCTTCTTTGACAATAGGTGTCAAACTTGGCAATAATTCCTCACCAAAAGTAATACCCAATACTTGAACAGCTGACTGAAATCTTTTAATTTGATTGGCTTTAGTATCATTTAACTGATCGGCTACTTTCTTAGTAGCCCCTGAAGAATTTTCAGTGGCGGTTGTCAATTTGCCGAGTGAATCAGCACCAGATTCAACAAGCGCATTAACTGCAGCTTGATTTTCACGCCCAAATGCTTGAGCAATAGCTTTGCTTCTGTCAGCTTTTGACCAACCTTCTGTCCCTTTGGTGATATCCCGAATCAATTGTGGTAAATCACTGGAATCTTTTTTGAGTTGTTCTGCACTAATACCCATTGCAGTAAATCCGGCAGTATTTTGTTTCGTTGGCTTTACCAATGAAGTCAACATACCACGCAGGTTAGTTCCGGCTTTTTCACCTTCAATACCACGATTACTTAAAATACCAATTGCAGCTGCAGTTTCTTCCACACTCAATCCAAGTCCTTGAGCGACTGGTCCAACATAACTCATTGCTTCTGACATATCACCGAACCCAGCCGCTGTCGCATTGGCTGAATATGTAAGTGCATCGGTAACACGTTGCGTATTTTTAGTTGTTTGAGCTGTCGAATTAGCTTTCAATCCGAATTGTTCAACAATAGAAGCTGTGGCTTGCATAACCGTTCCTAAATCTTCACCCGAAGCAACTGATGCATCAAGAACTGCTGGCATGGCACCCATAACTTGTTTTGTGGTAAAACCGCGCTTAATCATTTCTGACATTGCGTTATTAATCGATGTGGTAGAAATACCATATTGTGTCGACCAATTCTTTGAGCTGTTACCAAGTTCATCCAATTGTGCTTTGAACTTAGCAGTGACTGCTCCACCGTTTGTAAGTAATGGCCCCATCGCTGAAATTTGAGAATCAAAATCAACTGCAGCTTTGGCGGCCACTCCCAAACCAAGTGCAATTGGTGCTGAAAGCTTAGTCGTTAGCGATGACCCCATTGCAGTCATTTTACTTCCTGCATTAGTTGCTGCAGAACTAACTTTGTTAAGTGATCCAGTCCAACCTTCCGTTTGAACTTCTGCTTGCGCTAATGCACTAGCATTATTTGCTAACTGATTTCTAAATCCATTTAACTTGCTTGTCGCGTTTTGTAGTTGAGTTCCAAGACGGCCAGTCGCTTCCGTAGCTTTTCCATTCACGAAAGAATTGTCGTACGACGTCTTCAGACTTTTTACAACTTTTTCCTGAGCAGAAATAACATTAGTTAATCCACGTTGCTTAGTGCTTAACAAATCAACTTGTTTACCGCTTTGCGACATAACAGTTAAACCTGACTTCATTTCAGCCATGGCATATTTAACTTGTTGTTTTGCACCGGACAGACCTCTACCAAAAGCAGAACTATCTAGTCCAAGTTCAATGACCATTTGACCTAATGGTTCAGCCATAATAATTCATCCCCCTTTTCTAGCCCATACTTTGGACGAAATCTTTTAGTGACATTGCCTTTGGTTTTTGTTCTTCTTGTTTGGCTGGTCCAACGGCATTAATCGTATTGATCAACGTTTCATAATCAGTGTCTAAAACACTGTTAATTGTGAAACCAGGGAATACCTGCATTGTTGTTCTGATTAATGTATATGCACCATCCAAAGCTTCTTGTGCGGAGACTACGCTGTCGGAGCCTCCGCTATCACGTTTGGGTCAAAGCCCATCATCTGTGCAATCACCAATTCAAATTTTTCTTTATAGTCTGATGAATTCAATCCATCCATAATTGCATCTGGAGTTACTTCTTCGTCAGTAAACACACTTGAAATAAATGAAGTTTGTTTTTTTAACCATTCAAGTTCAGACATTGGTTCTTTTTCAAGTTGTGCATTCATTTCCAGCATTTCTAAATGTTTTCGGAATGGTACGAAGGTTTCTTCATAATGTTTCATTCCATTTTTCGTCATTAAATCAATCGTTACAGGTTGTGACATTTTAATTTCCTCCATATTAAAAAGGGCCGCCCATTTCTGTATTGTGAATTTCAGAGGCGACTTAGTATCTATTATTCGGCTGTTGAACTTGCAGGTGCTCCATCACTAGCAGGAGAACTTGAAGCAGGTTCATTACTTGTAGGAGTGCCTGAATTATCTCCAGGCTCTTCTATTTTGGGGCAGTTGTACCCGTTGTTGTGATACCAACCTGTGTTTTAATCTTGGTAATTGCTTCGTCATTTGAACCGAAGTACTTACCAACATATTGTCCCTTAGTTTCATCTTCCGTATCTGAAGCCATAGCAGAGAATGTCCAATCATCAGCTTCTGGTTCGAAAGTCTTATTAGGATCCAATGATTTCAAAGAAACTTTTTCACGTGAGAAAGTACCTTTGTAGAACGCAAACAATGCAGTTCCATCATTATCAGCAGATTCCAGTAGCAATGATGAATATGGAGCTTCTGAATCATTACCGATATAAGTAATTGAATCTTCTTTATCAGCGCCTTTATATCCAAGCAAAATATCTGCTGACATTTCTGGTAAATCTAACAATCCAAGTGCTACTTTAATATCACCAACACCCTTGCGAGAAATGTAATACGTGATATCTGAACCAGCAACTTTAACTGTATCTGGAGACAAACCAGAGATTTCAGCTTCTGTTGTTGCCCCTTTGTTTTCCTTACCTTCAATAGCAATTGGAGCTAAGTCTTTTCCGTTAACATGAGGAATTGCCCATGCGCGTTTAAATCCAACTAACATAATATGTCCTCTTTTCTAATAATTAGTGTCATACAATTTGGTGGAGCCTTCATATCTCCTGGCATCAACATACGTTTTCGTTGCAGGGAAATATTCATCTAATCCACCAGAGTTTTGACCAAAATTAAAAGCAACCATGATTTTCTTCACGACTGCTTGAACTTCTTTGCATTTTTTTCTATCTGGAGATTGAACGTCAATTTGAAACATAAATGAAGTTGTTAACTCGGTGTCACTGCCAGCCATTCCGACTGACGGTGGAGACATCGGTTTAATAATCATTCTTGTTTTATCCAAATCTGTGTTCTCTGGATAATCATAATATTTGATACGATCCTTACTTACATATTTAAGAATTACAGAATCACTCACAAATTCGGTATAAAGATTAGTTAGCATGTCTTGAATCATAATAATTTCTCCACTTCATGTTTTTCTAATTCCTTCATTGGAGCTTTGGCAGCATTGAACGCTTGTTGAACTTTACCCATACCAGCCGGGCTATAACTTCGACCCCACCGGGTATATCCAAATTCATTCAAATGAACCAATCTGTAACGTTGCTTAGTTCCTGAACCGTCCCAACCAATTCCAATCGTGCGAACGCCACCTTTTAACTTAGCTTTGCCGACAACAATTTCATTGACGGTTGCTCCAGTATCACGATAACTAGCGACTGCAGTTTTCAATTGCACCGCCATGTACCGTCCAGCAACATTCAAAGCTTGATTAGAAATTTGTGCAACGGCCCGACTCCCAAGCTTCTTCTCCATATTCGCAAGAACCTCATCCATACCTTTAACGTTAACCGTCATGCAGAATCACGTCCTAACACAACTTTGACAAAACGATTGTCTTTCAAATCCGGTATCACATCGACAACATCCCATTGCTTGAATTCATCCCCAACTTTGTATCTGAAATCTTGTATTTCTACTAGCATTTCATTGCTTGGTTGGAACTCTTCG